CAGAAAACTCTTTTTGAACAGTTAAGAGAAGAAGTCGATTTAGAATCTGGAAGATCTCCATTTTTCTATAGAAGAGCTTTTAGAAGACTAACTCGCAGATACATGTCTCGTCCAGACTTGTTTATCCGTGACGAAAGAATTGATAGCAGCGAAGATAAGGATCAAAGAGACAAAAACTTACTCAGAAGATTTCCAAGACAAGGACATCTATTCATGTTTGAGTATGAATCTGATAAGGATAATGTCAGTGTATTTGATCCCTTCCCCTTAGTGTACTGTATAAAATTCAATGGTAGATCATTTGATGGTTGTAATTTGCATTACATTAACCCATTAAAGAGAGGAATTGTTGTAGAAAATTTAAAACGCGACAAACTTACATTACCTTATAATTCTATCTCTAAATATAATATAAGTCAAATAAATGGATTTTTGTTGGACATTGCAATTGATGAGTGGACTACAGCATCCAATTTACCTATAGAAGATTTTTTATCCATAAAAGATGGAAAACCTAGTCAAATCAATGTTGCAGATGTTTGGAAGAAAAACAACAGATCTTTTAGAAGAATGCTTCGTGGAGCAAGAATCTACAAAGGTTATGGCAAAAACGATGCTGATTTTAAAGGTTAACTAATATGGCTACAGCAACAAAAATAGCTCCAGCTAATAAGGGTAGTATTGGTCACGGAACTGGTGGCACCTCTGAAAGATACTTTGGTGGAGTGCAGTACGTAGAATTTAAGAATGAAACTACGAACTTCTCAACTAGTCAGTACGTTTTTCCAGTTTATGACCCAGCAACAAAAGAAACTAACTATTACATAACAGAGAAAAGTTTTAATGGTAGAAATGAATATATTGCACCAGATGCAACATATACACAAAGTGATGCTGCAGAAAATATTCCTTCAGTAAATCCAGATAATTTAATAGGAACTAGAACTGCAAGTGGAGAATGGGAGGCAAATGATAATTATGAAGGAAACTTTAGCAATACCATTAAAGCTGGATTTGCAAATAGCGAATCTACTCAAAATTCCCTAGAGTATTCTGCTACCGAAACTGTAAGAAGCGGTCTGCAACAACAAAATGAGGGAAAATTAGTCACCCCAACACAACTACAAGAGGCTCTAGGTATAGACGAACCCCAAGCAAGTGCCTTGATAGGATCACGCACAGAAGAAGCAGCAGCAGAAAATGGTGGAACTGCTCCAACAACCGAAACTCCAGAACAACCTGAGATAACTGGTCCTATTGGTGAATTAACAATCGGAGATGTGCAGGATGCTGGATTTAAATCTAAAACTGGAAAATCTGATTTAATTTATCCAGAAAGATCTAAACCAACAAATACAGATTATGTTAAATTTACTGCCTTAGAATATGCACCAGCAAGTACTTCTAGTCAGGGATTTTCATTCAATTATAGTGAAAATACTCCAATTGGAGGAGTATCAGTATACTTACCAATACAAGGAACTATTGCAGATTCAAATGGTGTTGGATGGAACGAAGAAACTATTAATGCAGCACAAATAGCAGGTGCAGCAATTGCCGTCAAGACATTAAGTGGTGGAATAAACGCAGGACTTTCCGAAGTTAACAATCAATTGAGTAAAGCTGCGGGTAATTCTGAGGCAGTAAAAAACGCTATCAAAGCGGCAACTGCTGAAGCTGCTGTTGGTGCGAATATTTTGCCAAGAGTTTCAAGAGCAATATTCAACCCAAATACGGAACTTCTATTCCAAGGACCACAGTTAAGATCATTTAGCTTTACATTTAAATTAACACCAAGAAGTAAAGATGAAGCAGCAATAGTCAAAGATATTATAAAATTCTTTAAAAAGAATATGGCAGCTAAGACTACCAATGAAGAGTTGTTTTTAAAAGCACCTAATGTGTTTAAAGTGCAATACTTGAGAAAAGATGCAACTCATGATGGTATAAATTTAATAAAGGACTGTGCATTACAATCCTTTAATGTGGATTACACTCCTGACGGAAGTTACATGTCATATGAGGATGGTTCTATGTTCTCATATAGTTTACAATTGACATTCATGGAGTTACTGCCAATCTACTCCAAAGATTATGATAGTGGTGAAGGTTCTACGCACAGTATAGGATACTAATTCAATGGCAAATTACTTTTCTAACGTACCATTTATTGCTTATGTCTCCAGAGACATTGAGCAAAATTCTATTAGTGATTATACAGTAACAAAGAACCTCTTCAAAAGAGCAAAGATAAGAGAGGACATATTCCAAAGCTTGAGTTATTTCACGAAATACTCAATTAAGGGTGATGAAAGACCAGATCAAGTTGCAAAATCTGTATATAATGACTCTTCTTTAGATTGGGTTGTCTTGTTATCTAATAACATACAGAATGTATATGAAGAATGGCCAAAAACTCAAGTTGCTTTTGATAAACATTTACTGCAAAAGTATGGAACTTACGAAAATCTTTACAGCGGTGTTCATCATTATGAGACTATAAAAACATACACAACAGATGGATTTGTAATTGTTCAAGATGGAATAGAAGTAAATGAAGGATTTTATAATGCACCAGAGTATCAAGTAGAACTGGATAAAGGTCTCCTTCTTCCATCAGAAGTTCCTGGTCTTTATGCAGCAGGAACTTCGGAAGTAGACGTTGTAAAAGGAGAGGTAACAAAATTAGCAATCACGGCACCAGGAGCAGGTTATACATCGGTTGCAGAGGTAACTATTGAAGATCCTCCAACACCGAGGAAGGGTGTTCTATCCGTAGCATTAAACTTCCCACCAGATGATAGAGAAGTTGGTGCTGTTACTATTGTAGATGCTGGAACTGGATATACATTCCAACCAATCGTTACTTTTAGTGATCCACCACCAACCATCCCACCAACACTGGAAGCAGTTATTGGCATTGGTGGAAGTATTGAAAGTGTAACTATCGTAGATCCAGGTGATGGTTATACATTTACCCCAACAATTACATTCCCACCACCACCAAACATTATTGAGAGTGCTGCCTTTGTTGGCGATTCAAACTTTACTGTTGGTAGTGGATTTGAGGGTTGGTATTTGGATCCTCAAGGTAATAGAATTTATACTTGCCACGGTGCAAATACATACACACTTGGAACTATCGAATATTATGAGTTATCTTCAACACATAATATGTCAACAGGAAATTATGTGACGACACTAAACTTGAATTTTGGTGGTGTCAACTTCCAATATGCTACTGGTATTGAATTTAAACCAGACGGAACAAGAATGTATGTAAGTGGTCTTACAAATTCTGGTAATAAAGTAGCACAATATGATCTAGGAACTGCTTGGGATATTACAACTGCAACTTTAGCAGGATCGGTAAGTATGCCATCAATGGCAGGTATGAGAATTCAAGATACTGGAGAACATCTGTTTATTCTTGATACTAATGATCCAGATACGCTCAAGAAGTATCAAATGACTGTTAACTGGGATATTACCACAATGTATCCCCTACCAGTTCAAACTGCAAATATTGCAGTAATCTGTCAACCAACAGAATCATCTATCCGTGGATTCTCATTTAAAGATGACGGAACAAAGATGTACATTACAGGAACAGACAATAACTCTCTGTTTGTAATTACATTGGGAACAGCATGGGATCTTAGCGCATTGACACTACTTGGTGCTTTGAATGTTCAAACTGCTAGTGGAGACTCTGTACCACTTGATACCTTCACAAACTTCTATGAGACACTATTCTTCATTGGTGGAAGCAATAATAGAAAGATCTACACCTATGATACTGACATCACTGCAACTGCTACCGCAACTGTTGGTATCGGAACAAGAGCAGAGACTATCGTAGACATTACTATCACAAAACCAGGAACTGGTTACACAACATCTGCTCTTCCAACAGTTGGTATTCAACCACCAATTCCACATAGAACAGCAAAAGGTTATGTGACAATTACTAATGGCGCTGTAGCTTCTGTTGTAATGCAAGACAGAGGTTATAACTATAGAACACCACCAACTGCAATTGTTGAGAACCCACTCCCACCAATAACCGCAACTGCAAATGTAAAAGTAGAGAATGGTGAAGTAAAAGAACTTCAATTAACTAATGCTGGTAGAGGTTACAACGCACCTCCAGAATTAATCTTTAGCAAACCTGGACCACTCTATACACCATCAGTAGATGAAGTATACGAAAGAAATGGACAGGAGTGGAAGTATGATGGTTACAACTGGAGAAGACGTTTAAGTTATGGGACAATATATTTTGATAATGGCAAAGATGACTTTAATGAAATTGCTGGTAAACTAGCAGCAAGACCAGTAACAAATTATGAATATGAAGATAAAATTGAAGCAAACAAGAGACAAATTTATGTCTTAAAACCAGAATACCTAGGTATTCTCTTTAATGACCTTGAAGATATCATGCCATATAAAAAGGGATCCACACAATACGTGTCGGAATCCCTTAAGCAAGCTGATAATCCTAGATTATATAATTAATTTTTAAATAGATTGTAATAACTAGCGATAACAAGGAGGGTCAAGCAGACCCTCTCATATGTCCACCTCATCGGATATATTTGTCCATCCTAAGTTTGATGTAATACATTCCGATGATCCAGAGGGAGAAGAGTAATCCTTCTCCGTAACTTAGATTCATCCAAGCATCAAGTGCCTCACCCATAATCAACTCTCAGCAAGACGCTGGAAGTAGGACATGGCATCATCTTCATCATCGCTAGAGGATGATGCGGAAGAACTCAAACTATTAAGTTGATTGCTGAGTTCTTGGGGAAGTTCAGACTCTTGACTCTCAGAGCGACCACCAAAACTAGGGGTGAATGAACCACGAGTGTTCTCTTCAAACTCAACTTCCTCATCAAGATTTTGCATACGAGGAGTCCCTTTCTTACCAAGAACATAGTCAAGGCGAGTCTGGAGTTCTTCGTAAGTCTTGAACTGATCGGTTGCAGTAAGAGCATTCAGAGAATACTGCTTCTTCCAGATTGCTTCCAGAGCGTCATCATCATCCAGCAAAGGTGCAGGAGAATCAAACTCAGACTTATCGTAGTTCCAATAACCATCAACCTTACGAATCTTCAGTTTGAAGTTCGCACCTTGCCAAAAGTCAAAGGGGTTGATAGGAGTTTCGTCCTCAAATTCGGGTTGCATTGCTGCCATGATCTTATCAAAGATCTTCTTACCAAATTTGAAGAGATAGATATTACCTTCGTTCGCAGGATTGGCGGGGTCCTTAACAACATAAATGTTGCTGTAGTAGGACAGTTTGCGCTTTTGCTTACGGACGATTTCCTTGTCCTTATCATTACCACTGTTCCAAAGAGTACGGTTGTACTCGGAGACAGGATCTTTTTGACCAATCGTAGTCAAAGAGTTTTCAATGTACCAACCACCAGGACCTTGGAATCCGTGAGAGTACATTTTGACCCAAGGAAGATCCTCACCATCAGGAGCGGGAAGGAATCGAATAACAGCATACCCATTACCAGTTTTGTCCATTTCGGGTTTCCAGAGACGATCATCTCCGCCGCTGGAAGTGCTGTTCATCTTCTCAACTTCTTTAACAAGTTTTTGGGTAAGCGAACCCAGAGAAGACTGCTTTTTGAGATTTGCAAAAGACATTAGATTACCTCAGATTAGTTTGTATTCGGCTTGTGTGTACCCTTTAGGGCACTTGCGGCGAGTACGTACCTATAATAGTGCAAGTGCCCGTGGTTGTCAAGACTCTTTTTCTTCGACCTGCTCCTTCATGTGCTCGATCAATTTTTCCATGTTACTGAAAATGATATTCATGTCCACATCGGGGGACATGCCAAGCATAGCAGCAGATCGCGTAATATTCTCTTTCATCTTCTTTGCCTCTGGATCGTCGGAGAGGGAGAGGCGAGTATAAAGGACTTTTTGCTTCTCAAGCAAATTTTTTAACAAATCAACATGATCTAACTTATCAGTTTTATCCATCTGATAAAAACTAAACATGTTTTTATACAGTTTTTCTTGGAGTTCGTTAATATGAACAATTTCTGCTCTAACCACTTCCGAATCAAAAAATGTCATAATACACACTCCTTAAGAATCTTCCGATATTTGAATATATCAATATTTAGGAAAGAATCATACTTTTTTATATTTTTAGATACTTGTTCCCAAATTGGATCATCCAATTTTTTGTCAAAATTGTTCCCGAACAGGAATATCCTATTATAGATGACTAGGGT